TTCCCATATCATATACAGTTTTAGAAAGTTTAATCCTTTCACAGTTTTCATCTCTAACAGACTTACCAGCTGCTACACCAAATAATTGTGTTTGTACTGCTCCACTAACACCTGTGGTACATAGATCCTGTGAGAAACTGGCTCCAATACTAGGTGCTATGGCACTAGGAGGAGGGCTTTTAATCTCTTGTTTAATAGTTTGATCTGTCTTGTTAATATTTTCATTTCTATTATTGTTCTCATTCTTGTTCGTGTTATTTGTTGTAACATTAGAATCACTTGTACTTTCGTTCTTATTAACATTCGTGTTATTAGATGTTGAATTATTATTGTTATTATTAGTGTTCGTATTATTAGAATTACTATTAACAGTTTGATTAACAGTTGAATTATTTGTGTTCGTATTATTAGCAGTACTATTTACCGTGCTATTATTGGTATTCGTGTTGTTGTTAGTATTCGTTGAATTACCAGTATAATTCGTGGTGTTGTTATTCGTATTATTATTGGTATTGGTTGAAGTACCTGTGTAATTCGTGGTGTTATTGTTATTATTAGTATTCGTTGAAGTACCTGTGTAAACCGTGGTGTTGTTATTGGTGTTCGTATTGTTGTTCGTATTCGTATTCGTCGCTGTAGAAGTGTTCGTGTTCACATTCGTATTTGCGTTGGTGTTCGTATTCGTTGAAGTGTTGGTGTTCGTCGAAGTGTTCGTATTCGTGTTCGTGTTCGTGTTGGTATTCGTATTTGTGTTCGTATTCGTTCCTGTGGTTGTAGTCGTGGTACTTACAGATTCACAAAACTCTGTGCCTTGTGTACAGTTACCTGTTTGATCTGCATGTGCAGGAGTCGATAAGCCTAAAGCTCCAAACATAACAAATAGAGCCATATATTTTTTGTTCATTGATGTTTTTCCTCAAATAAATGTCAACTCAAAACAAAAAATAATTTAATCATAACCTCGGTTAGTGTTCCTACTTATTTATAAGATCTGGTCCTTTATAATACCAATATAACACACATATAAGCACCTGGCCTTATAAATCACTATGTGATGGATATTAAGGGCTACTCTAAACAGCACTTATAAATATCTTAGTAATAGGAACAGAGAGTGAAAGGCAGAATAGCGTTAACCTTCTTTCTTATGGTGATATTTTTTTGGTCTTGGCCCGTTCGCCTCTTTACTAAAAAGAACAACTGTTATTTTTGGACATTAGAAAAACTAATAACAAAAGGCGGTCGTGCTAAGTGGTATCCTTCCAAACGATGGGCAGGGTATCATGTAATCTGGATCTCACCTGAGGGAGAGCAACTTGAATATACACTTCCGAGAATGAGAAGGGACACACCATGGTACAAAATGCTATTTTACAATGGATCTGTTCGTAGATTTAGAACAACACGGAAAGATCAATGAGGAAGGCAGTATTAAAACAAAATAAGTCTTGGGCGCCCATCACACTTCTAGCTGGACAGCTTATCGCTCAGGTTACTGCCATCCTCTCTTTATTTTTAATTGACTGGACGGCATCTACAATAGCAATATCCTTATTTGTCTATATAAGCATTATGTTAGGCATAACAATGGGTTATCATAGATATTATTCTCACAAAGCATTTAAGATGCCTAAATGGATTGAATACTATCTATTATTCTTTGCACACATTGCTATGTTTGGCCCAGCAATAACATGGGTAGCCAATCATAGAGAACATCACAAGTATGTAGACACAGAAAAAGATCCACATAGTCCTCACTACCGTGGTTGGTTAATGGCATACGCAGGACAAGTTCTTATTGATATAGACTTTAAACTTGTCAGAGATTTATTAAAAGACAACCTACACAGAATGCAAGTTAAATATTATTGGCATGTTATAATAGTATATGCAGCTATATTATTTAGTATAAATCCTATGTTACTAATATATGCCTGGTTAGTTCCAGCAGGCTTTGCTAAACTTATAGGTTCACTAGTATTCACATATTCTCATAGAGGTAAGAAGGCAAATAGTGATACATGGGTAGGCATTATAACATTAGGTGAAGGTTTCCACGATAAACATCATGTCAATGCTCGTACAGCATTATGGCATCCGTTAGATCTTGGTGGCCAACTTATTAGAATGATTGATTCAAATGCTAAAATACAATAAACGACATTATCCAGCAATAGCAGAAATAGACGTCAAATTAGATTATAATTTAATAGAAGATTTTCTTTGGGAAAACTATGATCGCTGGCAAGATAATATAACAGCACATAAAGGGCTTGCCATTGCCTCTAATCACATTGCTAATGATACATACAAGGCAGTTCAACACTTTCATCTAACAGAATGTAATAAAAATGAACCGTTAGGAGAGGCACAAGAATACTCTACAAAAAACAAATTAAAAAGAAACATTCCTTATTCAATGGACGAACATAATTGGGACGAGCCTGTTGATTTCTACAAAGGAACAAAATTACAAACACATTTAAACTCTGCCTTTCAGGATAAACTAATACGAGTTAGATATTCTCGTATGTTTCCTGGAGGCGTAGTTCCTAAGCATATTGATTACAATACAACTTATGCTATGAGATTTATTATTCCTATATCAGGTAACAAAGGAGTTACAAATACCTTTTGGTATAATGGAGAAGAAATAAAGGTTGAAATGAAGGAGAAAAGATGTTATTTTCTTAATATAGGATATGCACATATGGTTGAACACCAGGGTATGGGCATACGACATTATTTAATGGGGAGCGTTGCAGGACAACGAGATTTTGAATGTATAAGATTTACAACCGAGAAGAATTAGAATCAAGAGGCATTCTAGGCGTCATTGATATAATTATTAATCAAGCATACGAAGAAGGTAACGGTGAAACCTTTGATAATAAGTATCACCCTTACGAATCTCCAGGAGAGACTTTTGTAGCATTGTGGGAAGGCAGGCCTGCTGGTTTAGTTTCATGTGAACCTAGTGTTTATACAGGAGATCCTGACATAGCTGCAAGAGCTTGTCGGTTACATGTATTAAAAGATTATAGAGCAAAACAAATAGGTTTTGGACTTCTAGACACATGTTATAACTATTGCATAGATAAATATAAGGTATTGTATATAACACATGATGTCAATTCTAAAGCAATGAATGCTATCTATCAAAAGAAAAAGATGTCGTTATTTAAAGGTGCCTCTAGAAATCCTTATGAGTTAGAGGCTTGGAAAAAATTAGAATGGAATAAAGAGTATTTGTTTAAAGTAGATCCTACAGCAGAGTTTTATCAGAACATATACCAAATCATTCTAGAGGAGGGGTTTCGTTGGAATCCTAAAACTAATGTGGTAGATTTTAATGACATTCGTAGTCGATGATAAATGTGTAGATTGTAAACATACAACTTGCGTTACAGTATGTCCTGTAGATTGTTTCTATGAAGGACCTAACATGCTTGTTATTAATCCAGACGAATGTATAGACTGTGGATTATGTGAACCCGAATGTCCTGTTGATGCAATACTAAGTGAGGATGAGGCAGATCCTTATTGGACAGAAAAGAATGCAGAACTATGTTATACAGAAGGTTGGGAAATGATAGACGAACAAAAGCCTCCAATGGAAGGACATGAAGAGGCAAGTAAAATAGAAGATAAAAAGGATAGGTTAATTACTCATGTTGCAATATGACAATGAACAAATAATAGATTGGATGGAGGGTGTAAGAAAGCACCCTGATATGGTTAATGCTTTTTGGCCAAGTCAAATAAATTCTAAAAACTGGTTATGTGACTGGGTTAAATCCTATTTGCCTAGCGCTAACAGAATAATAATTTTTGGATCTTGGTATGGTGTTTTAGCAGACATGTTAAAAATAAAATTACCAAAATCTCAGATAATGTGTGTTGATAAAGACAAAGAACCTTTATTGTGGAGTGCGAGAAAACATGCTTATTGGCACGGTGATATGATTACATTTGAGTACGATACCCGTGTTGATTTAGTAATAAATACTAGTACAGAACATATGACACAATGGGAATATGATACCTGGTATAATAATATACCTGAAAATACATATTTTATTGTACAAGGAAATAATCACTATGGTGAAAAAGATCATATAAGATCTTGTAGAAACTTAGATGAATTTAAAGAACTAAATAGAATTCAAAATTGTTTACATGGTGATGTTCTAGAGTATGAAGGTCCTTGGGACAAAATTAATAATGAGCCAACAGTATTACAAAGATACATGGCCATAGGTTTTAAAACACAACATGACAGAAAAGATTGAAGTAGAAGATATAACAGATAAGAGAGAAAATGATGATAGTCCTCATGCACAACATAACTTAGATGTTCATGATCCTAATGCTTATTTTGATTTTTTAAAGAAGACAAGAGATGACATAAACAAAGTCAGCCCTTCTTTCTGTGCAGCTAAATGGACACAATCAACAATACTATTATATAGTGGTGAAACACATTCCTGCCACCACCCTTCCCGACATAAAATACAATTATCAGATATAAAAGACAATCCTAAAGGCTTGCACAATACTGAACACAAGATGTTGGCAAGAGAGGAGATGTTACAGGGCATACAAACAAAAGAATGTGATTATTGTTGGAGAGTAGAAAATCAAAATAAAGAACATATTAGTGATAGAATATATAAGTCATCATACTCTTGGTCTTTGCCTCATTTAAATAAAATAGAACAATCAGGTAGAGGTGAGAACTTTGATCCTACTTATGTAGAAGTAGCATTTGATAGTACATGTAACTTTAAATGTATCTATTGTAGTCCAGAAGCAAGTTCTAGATGGGAAGACGAAATAAGAAGACATGGAGACATGAAACAAACAGAGTTTAATCTAAACAACTTAGATTGGTTAAAGTCTGTAGGTAAACTTCCCATACACCACAAAGAATACAATCCATATAAAGAGGCATTTTGGGAATGGTGGCCTGAACTATATCCTAAATTAGAAACTTTTAGAATAACAGGAGGAGAGCCATTACTAAGTAAAGACACATGGAAAGTATTTGATTACATAAAAGAAAATCCTAATCCAGATCTTATTTTAGCAGTTAATACAAATAACAATGTTCCAGACAAAATGGCAGACAGACTTATTACTAATATAAATGAGATGCAAGACAATATAAAATATTTTGACATATACACTTCATTTGAGAACACAGGCAAACAAGCAGAGTATACAAGAGAAGGTATGGTATATGATGAGTTTATAGACAACTGTTACAAAATATTAGACAACACACCTAACTCTACAAGAATACATTTTATGACAACAATTAATCTTACAAGTGCTCCTAGCTTGTTAGGATTTCTAGAAGAGATTAAAAAGATGAGAGGAACAAAGGGTTCTGTTTATCAACCTACAAAGCATGTATTTAGAACTAGGTTAATGTTAAATTATTTAAGATGGCCTAGACCTTTAATGTTGTCTTTAATTAGTAAAGAAGATAAACAAAAATATGGTGACATATGGTTAGAATATATGCACGCAAACAAACTAACAGAAGCTAGAAAAGACGAAGAATGTTTTTATTTAGAAGAGGTAGACCAAATGGAAAGGCTAGTAGAATTTATGCGCAATGATGAACAACCCGCCGTAGTATATGACGATATGCGCTTATATATAAAACAGTTGGATGAGAGACGCAACAAGAATTTCTGTGATACTTTTCCTGAATTAAGTTACTTAATGGACAGCGATTATTATGGATAAAACAGATCCTAAAAATTTAATTGAATATAGGGACATTACTCTAAACAGTAAGTCTCCGTCTTTCTGTGGAGCTAAGTGGGGTAACAGTACTATATGGTTACATAGTGGTAAAACTACAAGCTGTCATCACCCTAGACCACATGATATTAGCATAGAGGATATAGAAAAAGATCCTAGTATGTTACACAATACAAATTGGAAAATGGAACAGCGACGCTTAATGCAAGTAGGAGAAAGGCCTCGTGAATGTCAGTACTGTTGGAAAGTAGAAGACATGGGTCCTGATTTTGTTTCAGATAGAATATACAAGTCATTACAATTTACACCTCAAGAAATGAGAAAGTGGGCAGAAGCACCTCATACAGAAAGAGTAGTGCCTCCTACTATTGAAGTTTCTTTTTCCAGAACATGTAACTTTGCCTGTAGTTATTGTAACGCAGACTTCAGTACAGAGTGGCGTAAAGACATTAAAAAGAATGGACGCTACGACATGGAAACAGAAGGAGGAAATGTATTTAGTATAGATGGCGACAAAAACAATCCTTACGAAAAATTAAAAGGAATGGAAAATCCTTATACAAAAGCCTGGTGGGAATGGTGGCCAGAACTTTCTAAAGGATTAAGAACATTAAGAATAACCGGTGGTGAACCTTTAATGTCAGATGATGTTTGGAAACTTTTTGCTAGATGCAAAGAAGAAGGACATAAGTTTGAAGTAGGTTTAAATTCTAACTTAGGAGCAAAAGAAAAATTAATAGACAGACTTATAGAAGCATCATGGGGTATGCACAATCTTACTCTATTTACAAGTAATGAAACAGTAGGTAAACAAGCAGAATATATTAGATGGGGATTAGACTACGACTATTGGTGTCACAACATGGAAAGAGTCTTCGAAGAATCTAATATCAGAAGAACGGTTGTTATGATGACTATCAACGCATTGTGTTTGTTTGGAATTACAGACTTTTTAGATCAAATGATGGTGTGGAAAAATAAATACAAACATAAGAGTATTGGAATTAGTATTAACTTTTTAAGGTTCCCTGCATGTCAAGCTCTTATTACACTACCAGATGATATAAGAGAAAGATTGGCTAGTGAGATAGAAATGTGGTACCACACAAATAAAACAGACAATATGTTAAACGCAATGGAAAAGGGAGACATAGAAAGATTAATTAACTATGTTAGGGTAGTTAAACAAGGACATGATTTTCATGATGATAACAAGGAAGCCAATGTAAGAGACTTCAAAAGATTTTATACACAATACGATATGAGAAGAGATAGAACAATAGAAGTATTCCCGGATTATTTTTTAGATTGGTATAACGATATAGAGGCACCACATGTCGGATAAAATACCGACTAAAGATATAAGCGGTGTTTACTGCCCGTTACCATTCAATCATATGAACTTACACCCTAACGGCAATGTTGGACTATGTTGTGTCTCAGAAATGTTTCCTCCTAATGATGGTTTTTATAGAGATAGAAACCCTCCAAGAGATATGATGAACTTATCTAGGAATAGTGTTTCCGAGATGTGGCTAGACAGCAGTGTTGTAGATGCTAGAAATGAAATGTTACAAGGCATAAAACCAGCCGCTTGTCATAACTGTTATAAGATTGAAGAAAGAGGTGGTAAGTCAAGAAGAAAAACAGAAATAGAAAGGTGGGGCCAAAACATATACAAACCAAGACTAGAGTTTTTAGATTTAAGAATGTCTAACTTATGTAACTCTAAATGTATGATGTGTAATCCAGATTCAAGTTCATCACTAGCAAAAGAATATAAACAATGGGAAAACAAATTAGACTTTGTACAAGCAGATCCTAAAACATATCAAGAGTATCAATGGTTCAACGATGACAAAATAGAAGAAATATTAGAACATAAAGATACATTGAAGTATATGTATATTAATGGTGGCGAGCCTTTTATGATGCCATTTCATTGGAAGTTTTTAGAAAGATTAATAGAAGAAGGTGTAGCAGAGAATATTCATATTAGTTACAACACAAACTGCTCCATGTTTGAAACATGGTATGATGACATTTGGAAACATTTTAAATATGTATCATTGGGTATGTCTGTAGATGGTGTAGACAAAGTTAATGAATGGATTAGAAAACCTGTAAAAGGAAATACATGGGAACAAATAGATGAACATGTTAATAAATTATTTTTTGAATGTCCCTCTTTATACGCAGTTAATATTACTAATACAGTACAATTTTTAAATGCTCCTTACTTAGATGAGTATTATGACTGGGCACAACCTATTGTAGACAAAAGATGTGAAGATCCTAAGTTAGGTATAGCAACTATCAATCAAAACTTTCTTGTATTTCCTCATTACCTATCTTTAAATTGTGCCTCACAAGAATGGAAACAAAATTTAAAACAACACCTACAAAGTTCTAAATATGCGAAACAAATATTAACACCCACAATGATTAGTTACTTAGACGCTAAAGATGAAAACGAACTTCTTTGGAATCAGGGTATGAAGTTCTTAGATACTGTAGAAGGAACAAGAAAATTAGGTCCTTGGAGAGACATATTCGATTATGACTACAAATTTTAAGAACAATAAATCCTTATGTATTTTTCCTTGGATAGAAAACTACCAAGGAAGTCGTTACGAAAGAAAATATTGTTGTATATCAGATGATTTAAAGGGATTAGAAAAAACAACAGAAGAAGAGTTTTTTAATTCTGTTTATATGAAAGAAACTCGATTAGATATGTTGGCAGGAACAAAGCGCCCTGAATGTCATGCTTGTTATCAAAACGAAGATAATAATATTTTGTCTCTAAGAGAGGAAGCAACATTTGAACAAGACGGTTCACTAAAAAACAATTTTGAGGAATTAGTGCAACATACAAAAGAAGATGGTTCTGTTGATATGAAACCTAGTTACTACGATTCAAGAACAATACATTGTAATCTACAATGTGTTTCATGTGGTATAGTATATAGTTCACGACATATAGATTTATTTTTAGAAATGTTTGGTAAGGATACTTTAGACAATGCCAGAGGTAATGGCGGTACACCAGGCAATCCTTTTAAAGTAGATAAGAAACATGAAGCACAAACTGCTAAAGAAATGGAAGCAGGATTAGAAGAAAAAAGAATAACAGGTTTCTATTGGGCAGGAGGAGAGCCGTTTATGTCTCCTGTACATTGGACAGTAATGGAAAAAATCTTAGAATTAAAAGAGAAACCTGGTTATAAAGATTATATTGATAATTTAAGAATACATTATAATACAAACTTAACTAGAAGAGAGTGGAAAAGAAAACCTATATCTCAAATATTAAACAAATACAAACATCTTAGAATAGAAGCAAGTTTAGATGGTACACATGAAACATTAGAGTATACAAGAGATGGTGCCATATGGAATGAAATAGAAAACAACTGGCGAGAGTTTGCTGAAGCAGGTATTACAATGGAGGTTGCAAGTGTTTTAACAGCCCCTGTTATATTTGATGTAGATAGATATATAGATTTCTTTGAGCAGTGGCCAGGTATGAGAATTGCAAATCATTTGTATATGATAAATCAACGAGATATAGGCATGCAAAGTACTTTAGATATATGTTTCTGGCCAGATCATATATTTTATCCCGCTATGGATAAAGCAGTAAATGCTTTTAAAAGGTCTTCTTTCTTTAACAAAGAAAAAACAATAGATATATTAAATTACTATTATAAACAAAAAGAAGAACTAAAGGGCATATTTAATACCCCTAAGGTTTTAAGTGCTATAAAATCTAAAACAGTTTATAGAGATGAATATCAAAAAACAATATCTTTACCTGACTTGTTAGCAATAACACACCCCGAGGCAAGAGAGTGGTATCTTAATCTACCTTATAATATGGAAGATTATTTTGGCTATCATGTAGACCTAGTAAGAGATAATATTAAATTAAAGAGCATACCCGTGAGGCAGATATAATGCAAAGGAATAAGTCTTATTGGGATAGCGGATATTTTAGATTTGAAACATTAAATAAAATGCACATAGAACTTTCTAGTCTATGTAATTCTATATGTCCTAACTGCCCTCGATATTTTCAAAATAGCCCTAACGAAATACCAGAGTTAATACCCCAATCTATATCAATTGAAAACTTTAAAAAATGGTTTCCACCTGAGACCTTAAAACAAATAACATATATGAATTTTTGTGGTAATCATGGAGACCCGGTTACATGTAAAGATCTACTTCCTATATTAGAGTATTGTTTTACGTCTTTGCCTAAAAATGGTGGATTACAGATGCACACAAACGGAGGAATGAAGTCTGCTAAAGTGTGGAATAGAATAGGAGAATTGTTTGCACAAAGACCTGGATGGAAAATGATATTTAGTGTTGATGGTTTAGAAGATACAAATCATATATACAGAAGGAATGTTAATTGGAAAAAATTAATAGAAAACATTAAGGAATATACTCAACATGGAGGGGACTCAGATTGGGAGTATTTAATCTTCAGACACAATGAACATCAAATAGACGAAGCAAAAAGAATGTCTAAAGAATTAGGAATAAAACAATTTGTCCAAAAAATTGCACATGGTTTGGATAACGGTGTAAATTATGCTACTATGCCTGCAATAGATAAGTCAGGAAAGACTGATTATCAAATTTATCCTCCAAGAGAAAAGAAGAACAAAGTTAATTATATAAAAGGCTCAGACGATAAAATTATAATAAAGGATAAATCGTTTGAGAAAGTAACTACCCCAAATAAAGATAATGAATTAGCATTTATAGCAGGCACAAGTGGCCTAGATAGAATGTCCGCTCAGGAATTAGAGGAACTAGATAATACAGTTATACGACCTAGGTGTCATAGAGAAGTATTTGTATCAGCTGCTGGGTTTGTTACACCATGTTGTTGGATTGGTTTGCTTGTTCCTTATATAGACCATGAAGATAAAACTTCTTTGTTCTTTGAGTGGCACCAGTTAAAAGAAAAGATGTTGGAGATAGGTTTAGATTTATTTAGTTTATATAACGATACATTAGAAAATATTTTAACTGAAAATAGATTAAATAAAGTTTATTCAGATGATTGGAATAAAACTACAGCATGTGGAAAATTACAAGCATGTACTAAGGTATGTGGAGCACCAAATGTTTTAGACGACACAATGTCTCACGAAGAAAACCCATACAAAAAGACAAGAAAGAGTACAGATCATAGGGAACACCTTGCATGAAGTTACAGCTTATAAATCCAAACTATCCTGTCTGGGAAGTTACTAATTTTAATCTACCTGAAATAGAATTATCAGGCATTAAAACTTATGATCAACAATATACTTCTCAAACCTCACACTTAAGACAACAATGTAAGCCTGACACTAGACTTCACAACGCATTTTCTACTGTTTGGAACGATCATACTAAAATTTTAGAAAAGTTTATTAGAAAGGAGATGAATGATATAGAAGAAGTTAGACAAATGTGGATGAAAACTTTATCTAACTTTACTTACCCACCTTTCTCTGTGTCAGGAGAGTTTATACAAGACGAAGAAGGTTTTAATATGGCACCTCATGTAGATAACAGGGGTGTATTTGGTGTTTTAATTATTAACTTAAAAGACAACCCTTTATTATCCGGAACACACTTTACTACAATGAAATGGATGGGTCCTACAAAGAAACATACAGGTGTCTTTATGTTAAACAACTGGAATACCCAACATGGAATAAATAATCCAGGACCAGGTAATAGATTAATAGCTTATCAGAACTTACACATAGATTCAATATGAAAATAGAAGTCGTAATAAAACCTAGTATAATGAAGAATGCTTCAATTATATGGGAACCTTCATTAAATTCCTTTGCAGATTGGTGGTGTTCAATGTATGTTGGTAGAGAGATGTATAAACAAAAATCTTTTACAGTTTTAGATAGTTATAAAAAACTTTATAATCATTGGGGCTCAATGGATGGCCACGAAGAATTAAAAAAACAAACACAAAAAATTAGAAGAATAATTACAGAGATAAATGAATATATTGAGGACCCTAAAGATTATTTTCCTTTAAATCCTAAAGAGGTAAATATAAAATTAAATAATAAAGGTAGACAACAACTTAATGAACTTCATCGTTACTTTGTTAGAATAGCCTATCCTACAACGGCATTTAATAAATCAAATATGTCGTATGCAGGCCCAAGACAAAAAGACAATAAAGGAATGGAGTGGTCGTTTAATTGGCACATGGATCGTCCAGATTATGTATTAGAAGAACCATTCAAAAAATACCCTGGAGATTTTTACATAAATAGATTTGTTGCTAGAGATTTTATTGATAAAGTAGGAGAGTTAAATTATGGTTGTCATGATATAGAACCTTTCTTTTATGAAAAATCTAAGATAGCAAGAAACATGATACATCAACCAGGTCTTGTTGTACAACCTATTGTATCTCAAAAATGGAGAGAAAGGTGGTATAAAGTTCCTGAGGAATATTATTCAGCAACGCGTGAGGATACAAAAAAAGATATGATCTTTTATGCTAAGAAAAGAGCAGACCTTAAGGACATACCTCCTTACTTTGAACACTTTCAGTCTTCTGATAAGCAATTTGATGTTTGGACACCACAAAATTGTGTATTAGGTAAAAGCACTTCAATAGCATATTGTGATGAAGACGACCCTACATCTTTTGATGTTAATAATGGACACCAAGTCAATTTTGCCTTTGAGTTTTCTGACAGAGAAGATAGAGACTATTTAAGAAAGATAGGGTATGGTGGCAAAAACCCTTATGGTTGGCCTTTAGGAAGAATAGTATCTGGAAGAGAACTGTTTGAAGAAATAAGGAGTAAGTATTTGTCTAGAGAAATTATGCACAACAAACAATTAGTAAAAGAGATAAAAGTATGGAAATAAAAACAGAACATTTTCAAGGCATGAGATCCTTGGAACCAACTGAAAATTTTAAACGAGCATTAGTTACAGGCTGTGGTAGTAAATTTGGAAAAGTTTTATTAGAACAATTAGCACCAAAATATGATGCAATAGATTTAATATCTTCTAAACAACAACACCAAGTAGAATTGCCCGAGAATGTAAGAGTTCATCCTATAAATTGGCACGAAAGTATGGAATATTTTATACAGTATAAAATGCCAGACTATCATAAAGATGCTTATGATTTAATATTCTTTAATCACAATAACAAACCTCACGGTTTTGGAATAGAGTCCTATTATAAAGATGTTTTATGGACACAAGAGATTGTTAATAAAGTAAAGAAAAATGCTAATACAAAAATAGGTTGGATGATTACAGCAGGAATTGTTTCACCTCCCGATTGGTTCGAGTACTCTCCTTATTTCCACCAAAAACATTCTCGATTATATTTAATGTACTTTCTACAATATATGAATAACTGTAAATTCTTTGCAATAGATCCAGGAGAACCAGACGCTTTAACACCAGACGAAACATGGGAACAAGCAAGACACATGGTTAAATTTATGGCGCATAAAAATGATATGGAACCTGCAACCTTATATAAAGCAATATATCATAACGGCAAAGTACAAGAGCCAGAATTTAATTGGAAGTTAGATTGGATAAGGCAAGAGGAACAAGATTATTATCCTGAGGACCCTTTTATATATGATTAAGTGGGGCATATCAGCATACAACCATAACGCAGCAATATCTGTTGTTAAAGATGATCAAATTCTTTTTGCATCTGAGTCTGAAAGATATAGTGGTATAAAGAACGATTCTAATATACCTGAGAATATGATTAAAGAAGTATTAGAGTATGGAGAGCCAGATCAAATACATTGGTATGAGAATCAACTATTAAAAAATATAAGAAGATTATACGCAGGACAAAAGTGGAAAAAACTAGACATACATCCTTGGATAAAAAGAAAAAGGATTAGATATCATGGCCATCACGAAACACATGCAAGGGCAGGATTTTACACTAGCCCTTTTGATTCTGCTACTGTTCTTGTTGTAGATGCTATAGGAGAGTTTAATACAACTTCTATATGGCACGCAACAAACAAACATCTTACTAAATTTTGGACAGAAAATTATCCTAACTCTTTAGGTTTATTTTATAGTGCTATTACACATAGGGTTGGATTAAAACCTAACGAAGAAGAATATATTCTTATGGGTATGGCAGCATATGGAGACCCTTACAAGTATTATAGTCATATGAAACCTTTATTGAAACAAAACTTACATAGAGGTTGCAGGAATTGGTTACCAGGAGTACAAGGACAACAAGACTCTTTTGATATAGCAGCTTCGGCTCAATTAATTTATACAGAAGAGTTTGAAAAACTTGTTAGCTTGGCAAGCGCAACAAGCCCTAACAAAAATCTTGTTTTGATGGGAGGGTGTGCTTTAAATTGTGTTGCTAATTATATTGCACTAAAATATTTTGATAATGTTTGGATTATGCCAGCTCCTGGAGATGCTGGTTCATCATTAGGCGCAGCATTAGACAAAAAAGTAGAATGGAAAGGTCCTTATTTAGGACATAATATAGAAGGTGATTATCCTGTAACAGACATTATAAAAGAATTAAAGAAAGACAGATTAATAGGAGTAGCAAATGGAAGAGCAGAGTTTGGCCCAAGGGCTTTTGGAAATAGAAGCTTGCTTGCAGACCCTCGAGGCTTACAAGTAAAAGACAAAGTAAATGAAATAAAACGAAGGCAAAAGTTTAGACCTTTTGCTCCTGTTGTAATGGAGGAACATGCACATGAATTATTTGACATGCTTGTATCCTCATCTCCTTATATGCAGTATGTTATTAGATGTAAAGAACCAACCAAGTATCCTGCAATAGTGCACAAAGATGGCACATCTAGGGTTCAAACTGTAAATAAGAAACAACATTTAGGCCTTTATACGCTCTTATCTGAGTGGTATAAAGAAACAGGGTGTCCTATGTTACTTAATACAAGTCTAAACATCAAAGGCAAGCCTATGGTTAATACAATGGCAGATGCTAAAGAATTTGAAAGGACATACAATGTACGAGTGGCCTGATTTGCCTGATGGGTATTATAGTTTTTGGGGAACAGAACCTCAAAGGCCTGATAGAATTTTAAAAGATCTAGAACAAAGAAGAAGGGTTATATTAAATCCTCAAAAGCCCAGGGTTTGGTTTTTTGGAGATAGCTTCGTACAATGTCCAGATGATAATATATGGGAGCCTATATCAAAAGAATTTAATCCGGTACATAGGGGTGTAGGTGGTACAGGTGTAGAAGCAGTATGGGCACAATTATCAATATGTAAAGATCATATACAGGCTGAAGATAGAGTAGTCATAGCATTTTCTCATCATGACAGAGAACTACTTAGAGATGGTATTAGAGGACAACCTCAATTTAGATATCGTTCAGATACACCACCTAAGGTTACAAATACTAGACAATACGCTCCTGTGGGTATACCTTATCGCTCTGATGAATATACAGATTTTGTAGATGATAAAATATGGACAGAGTATTTAGAAAATGTAAGATGGGAGTTATCCAATTTATTAAAAGTTCTGGCCATGGTAAATAATATTGTACATGATATTATACCTTCGTTAAAAACACCTCATGTTGCACATTTTGCTTGTTTTGGATTACATGACCCACAAATACATTTACTAAGAAAATATAATTTTTCAGAAAAAAGAATAAGAGAATTAACACAACATTTACAGAATACTCCCCCTTTATGGGGTTTTGCACTAGAAAGATCTGGGTATCGTTGGGTAAGCGGAGAGGGTTGGGTTCATTTTAACCCGGAGGAATCAAAGAAACCTTGGGGAGAGCGAAAGGTGTCAACACATAGACACCCTTCTCCTAATCATTACTTAGATGAAGATGTAGTACCCTTTTGGAATACCTATAAAGGTACTCTAGAAAAGCTATGTCTAGAACAACCTCTGTATAAATAAAAATATGAAGGGTAAGGTTATTAAGTTTCCGAGAAAAGAACCAAAACCTAAAATCATTAAAGGTTATAGGATGGCGTTCTATACTGAAGATGAAATAGATCTAGCTGTTCTATGCTTAAATACTTACGGTTGGAAAAGAATAGGCTACACAAGAGAGACATTAACTAAAGTAGACCCTTTGTACATAAAAGATTGCTTAATACGAGGTTATGGTTCAGATTTATTATCTTTCCCTGCCAGAAAACTTATAAATAAAATTATAGACGGAATGGAAGAAATAGCAGTGAGTGTAAAATAAATATGCCAATATATAGTTTCGAGAATGACAAAGGTGAAACTTGGGACGAAATGATGTCCTGGGACGATCGCTGTATATACCTAAAAGAAAACCCCACAATCAAACAAATTATTACAGGTGCTCCTAATATTAACAAGGGTGGCACAGGTGATAGAACAAAACCTGATGGTGGATTCAAAGATGTATTATCTAGAGTAGCAGAAGCTAATCCTTATTCACCTATGGCAGATGACTTTGGAAAGAAAGATTCTAAATCTGTTAAACTTAGAAATACAGTTAAAGATGTTAAAAAACGAGTCGGCGGTTTAATGTCTGAATCTAAACCCGACAATTTAAAGTAAGGAGGTCTCATAGAAAATATTATATCATGTTAGGGTAACAATTCAGTTGCATAGACTTATAACTAACAGGAGAACAATTAATGACTAGAAGAAATCTTCAACTAGTTCAAGACAAAAAAATAAACGGCAGGAGATCAACTCCACTCAAAATACAACCACAGGATCTCGCAAGATTCGATCCAATCACTAATACACAAAATTTATTCTGGCAAATGTACAAACGCAAAGATGCTTTGTTGTTGCATGGCTCTGCCGGAACAGGTAAAACTTTTATTGCATTATATAAGGCAATGGAAGATGTGATTAATAGAGGTGGTCCGTATAATAAATTAATCATAATTCGTTCAGCAGTTCCTTCAAGGGAAATAGGACACTTGCCGGGTGACTATGGAGAAAAGATAGATGTTTACTCCATACCTTATCAGAACATGATGGACGAACTATATCCACACAAGGAAAAACCTTATGACAGACTTATGGAACAAAAGAAATTATACTTCATGTGCACCTCGTTCGTTAGAGGTATCACATTGGATAATTCTATCATCGTGGTAGACGAATGTCAGAATATGAATGACATGGAAATTAACAGTATTATGACAAGAGTAGGCCACAATTCTAAGATCATCTTTTGTGGAGATTTTAGGCAAACAGACTTATATAAGAATAATGATAAATCTGGAATGAAGAAGTTCATACAAATAGCAGAGGATATGCCCTCATTTGGAACAGTAGAATTTGGTCCTGAGGACATTGTTCGTTCAGAACTCGTAAAAGAGTACATATTAGCAAGGGTAGATTACGAAGAAAAGAACGAATAAAGTGCTTGACTTTTGGTCCTAAAGAGTGCATAATGTACGCATGAAACAATTAGATAAAGCCATAAAATTCGCTACAAAAGCACATGAAGGACAAACCAGAAAATACACTGGTGAGCCTTACATTGTACACCCTTTGGCAGTAATGGAAATCGTTAAAACTGTAGAACATACAGAAGAAATGCTTATGGCAGCAGTTTTACATGATACAGTCGAGGATTGTGATGTAACTTTAGATCAAATAGCATTCCATTTTGGACATGTTGTGGCTGATTTAGTAGAAGAATTAACTGATGTATCCAAACCTGAAGATGGCAACAGAGCTTTCAGAAAGGGGTTAGATAGAGAACACTCAGCACAAGCTTCTAGATCAGGACAGACTATAAAAATAGCCGATTTATTGGATAACACTAAGTCTATAACCGAGCATGATGAACATTTTGCTAAGGTTTACATGAAAGAAAAGGCTTTATTGTTACAAATCCTTGATAAGGCTGATAAAATTCTTTTGAAAAAAGCACAGAAAAAGGTTGACAAATGGTTCAGTTGAGTGCATAATGTATGTATATTAAATAAAAAGTGAGGACTAAATAATATGAACGAAGAACTAAAAAACAAAATCCAAGGATTATGTAACGCTATTGAAGCACAACACTTCAAAGCATTCCCAAGTCTTAAAGACTATGGTGTAACCTTTAAAGCAGGTCGTAAATTTTGTAAAATTATTATTACTGACGGCAACGGCGGTAACAGATCTGTATGGGGTTTCATTAACTTAACACATGAAAAGTTCAACGAAGGCGATGTACTTAAAGCAGCCGGTTGGGCAGCTCCAGCTCTTAACAAAGCTAGAGGAAATGTTTTAAACGGTTACAGAGTAGGAGCTAGAGAACAATATGGTCCTGGTTACTTGTCTGGTTACTCAGCAGGTGGAACTAGAGACGGAGGTCTAGTTTAATGGAAGATAGGGAACACGAATATCTAATGAGCGTCCAGGATGAACTGAGCGCTCATAATGACGCAGCCCAAGAAGCACATCACATGGAACAAGAAGAAGCCCAAGCAAAAGCAGAGGGTTTCTGTATCCATTGTGGTTCCGATTTAGATAACTGTACAGGATATAAATGCTGGATTAGATAATGTTCAAACACATACCGGTTGAAATAGATCAACTGAAAAGAAAAAATACAGAAAAAGGCAGGCGTTATCAAACGCCTTCCGGTGTTCTATATCCTTCTGTTACTACAATTCTATCTCATAAATCTAAGCCCTATATTGATGCTTGGAAGAAAAAGATAGGTGAGGCAGAAGCCAATAAAATTTCATCTAGGGCTGCTAAGCGTGGCACTTCAATGCACAAATTAGTAGAGTATCACTTATTAAATGAAACAAATCTACATGAGGAAGGTGTTCAATCTTTAGACATGTTAGATAAAGAAATGTATATGAATAATATGAAGCCTTTGTTATCTGATATAGACAACATTAGAGCTTTAGAAGCAACTATGTATTCAGATCATTTACGCCTAGGAGGCCAAGCAGATTGTATTGCAGAATACAAAGGTAGACTTTCTGTTATAGATTTTAAGACATCCAACAAAAGAAAAACAAGATCTCAATGCTATAATTATTTCATACAATGTTCTGCCTATGCCATTATGTTTGAGGAAAGAACAGGTATTCCTGTAGATCAAACAGTAATATTAATGGCACAACAAGATGATGGTCCTGCTGTATTCACAGCAACAAGAGATGAGTTTGTACCCAAACTTCTTGACGCAAGAGACGATTACGAAGTCTCACAACTCTAAATCCTTATAAATAAAACGGTGACGATAAAAGTATAATAATAAATGTCATCGAGGAGTAAAGATGAAAAGGATAATAGCTATCCTTCCTTTTCTTTTTATAGTAGGATGCGCTTCAGTAGCAACCGGTATTGATACAGCTAGAAATGTAGTAGCAACCACTGTCCAAACAGGCATGCAGGCAGGAGCCGACATGGTTGGGGCAGTAGCAGAAGATGTTTCTGATGTTGTTTCTACAACTGCAGAAGTTGCAGCTGGTGTAGTTGATACAGTTAGCGATGAAGTTAAGGAACAAGCTCAAGAGCTTGAAGTTAAAGAACCTGACTTCCCTACAAGCGAACTTAAAGAAGACTAAGGAAGACGATCAATGAGGGGTGACTGTAAAAGGCGCCCTTTGTTGCCTTTGCACTATTTAGATTATAAATACCAATTCTTTACAGAAACATTTCCATAAATAGAGTCACTCTGTATAAATATAAGTGATTATATAAGATTCGCTTATATAATTGTATTAACGAAATTAATAATAGGAGATGGTGTTATGACCACAGCTACTTTCGGCGAGGTAGCGAAGCTCATAGGAACCAATGTTGATAGACTAAGAGAGAATGACAAGGTTTGTCTAATCTGCGATGCGATTCAATTAGTAGCGATAATGATAGCTCCGTTACTTTTGCCAATAGGAATAATTTATGCCTCAATGCACGGAGGTCTTTACTGATGAAGACTTTTAAGCGAGGACTTTTTTATGGAAAGCATATTGTTATGTTAATGCCTTTGATCGGCATCACATACATAATTATATCTTTCTATAATTATACCAGTTAATCTAACTCATAGATCGGAAAAGGGTGTCTTATAGGCACCCTTTTTTGTGCCTGAGCTTATATATAGTTATGTATTTAATGGAGATGGAGATGAAGCAGATCGTTGCTTTATTAATTGTAACAGGGTTCCTAGCAGGTTGTGGGGCTCAAGTCTCACTAACAGCTTCTGTACCAGAAGGCAAAGACTTAGATGTTACAATTAAAACCTCAGAAACACCGGGAAACGAATAACTCAACGGCAAGGCCCTTATGTTGAGTTTCCTACCGGGCAGTTAAAGTAATATAATGGTCCTATGGACTCTTGTAATATACTCCCTACGAAAGTATAATAAATAACTATTATGCGTAAAAAGAAACTTAAAATCAGAAATCCCGTAGCCCGTTATGCAAGACTGTTTAACAAGGCTACTGTCGTGCCTGATAAAACTAAGTACAATAGGAAGAAGGATAAGAAAGTTTCTGAAGATGTAGATTAATAAAGGAGGAACCATATGCGTAAGTTATGGATAACATTACCAATATTATTATTTTTTGTAATGTACGCTGAGAGTATAAATGCTAAAGAACATGAAATTGAATGTTTAGCACAAAATATATACCACGAAGCGAGAAGTGAATCAACAGCAGGAAGAATGGCTGTTGCACTAGTAACACTCAATAGAGTAAAGGATGAAAGATTTCCTAATACTATATGTGATGTTGTAAAACAAACTAAATATTATCCTAGTGGAAGAATAGATCTTCACTCTTGCCAATTCAGTTGGTATTGTGATGGGAAACCTGACACAATAAAAGATCAAAACTGCTACAAGGATATTCTATTAATTGCAGAAGTTATGTACACATACGAAACAGAAGATTTTACAGAAGGTTCGTTGTGGTATCATAGCCCTAAAGTAAAACCTAAATGGTCTATGGTATACACCAAAACCGTAAAGATAGATAACCATATCTTCTATAAAGATGTTGACTAAAGCAATCAACGGTCGTATAATTAGCACATGTTAACGGATTTACCTCATGTAATAGTAACAGGCGGTTGTGGCTTTATAGGCTCACACCTTACAAGGCAATTATTAAATAATGGCTTTTGTGTAACAGTGGTTGATGATAACAGAACAGGCAAGGTATTCTTAGATCATAACAGCGTGGAATATCATAAATGTGATGTGATGGATTTTAATCCTCATTTGAATTCTATAGAGCCACCAACCGCCATTTTTCATCTGGCAAATAGTCCTAGAGTTCGTAGAGCATTAGAGTATCCTACGGAGACTATTACTAATAACATTAATACAACTTGTGCAGTTGCAGACTGGGCTAGAATATTTAACTGTAAGTTATTCTTTTCTACATCTTCAAGTACACAATATGTTGAATCACAAGGCAATCCCTATACATTTAGCAAGGTTGTTTGTGAATCTATTTTAGAAATGTACAGAAGACTGTATGCTTTAGATTATGTTTTAATGTTTTATTATAATGTATATGGACCAGGTGAGGCAGACTATGGTGAGTATAGCACAGTCGTAAGAAAATTTAAGATGGATTATTTAGAAGGTAAACCATTAACAATTTTTGGAACAGGTAAAAAGGAAAGAGACTTCACCCATGTAGATGATGTCATACAAGGCATTTTACAATTAATGGCAGATCCTTCTCTTCCTTCTGTAGCACATTTTGGAAGTGGTGATCCTAAATCAATCTCATCTATAGCAGATTGTTTTAAGCACCCTATTGTACATTCTTTTGATAGAAAGGGAGAGGCAGAAAGAACATATTGCCAAAATCCTTATATAGAAGCCACGCATAATGTACATGATTATATTAAAGCGTGGGTTCAGGAGAATAAAAGTGGAACCAAGAGTAGTAATTGATAACACGATAGAGATGACAAAAGAAAAAGTAAGCGACATATTCCTAGTAACAAAAGAATTCCATACTTCAACGGAATTTTCACAGTTTATAGAGAAAATGGCCTTTAATACTTCTTCGCAATGTATGGACATCGTATGTGATTATTGTATTAAAAAAGAGATAGAAATAGAAAGTGTTTCTAAGTTTTTAACAGCATCTTTAAAAGCAAAAATTAAAGAAGAAGCATTAGATTTAAATTTATTAAAAGAAAAAAGAAAGAGTAAGTTACCCCTGTGAAAATATTTTGTTCTATTGCATCTTACCAAGATCCAATACTACCATATACAATAGAATCTATAATAGAAAATGCTAGGTATAAAAAAGACTTAGTACTAGGTATTTTTGATCAATCCTTACAGCATTTAGATGTTGTAAGAGAATGGGGTAAATATGGCCCAGAAATAAGATACAAGACATGTGATCCTGCAGAGTCTAAAGGTGTATGTTGGGCAAGAGGTACAATACAAGACGAATTATTTGATGGAGAGGATATCTTTATGCAGATAGATTCTCATACATTATTTGAAAAGGAATGGGACGCAGACTTATTAGAAAAATATTCTAATTGTTTTAATTGGTTTGAGAAGCCTATTATAACAGGATACCCTAAAGCATTTGATGTTCTAACATCTAAAGGTGGTTGGCTTAATACAGACAAAGAATATATATTTAGAATTACACAGGACGATCCAGATCAAACTCATGTATTACAATACCACATACCTTGGATGAAAGGATATAACCCAGGACAAATGTCCCATGTTATAGACGGTAAAAAATATTATAGAGGATTTGCCATGGCAGGCGGAGGAATATTTACAGAAGGTAAGTGGGTAGAAGATGTTCCTTATGATAAAGAGATATATTTTAAT